GAACCACCAGCAAGAGTATTGCCCAAGAATGTTCCATTCCCCAGTTTGTTGAACCAAGAGATTAGTTTCCGAGAAGCCAAAACCAGTTTGCTTCCACTGTTTCCATTTTCCGGAGCGAACATGTCTCTTGACCAATCTACGAAACTATTATAACCACTATTAGAATAACTAAAGGTAGCTGCGTTACCGAAGAGTGATACAAAAGGAAGAATTCCCCAAGTATATCTCTTTACAGCATTACTTGCCTCAGTATCAAGAATTCCACTAGAAGCTGCTACATTGCCTACTCCAAAGAGTGCAGCATGTTCTATATCCATCTTATGCTCACGCAGTTTTTCATCCCAAATTCGCATGAATTCATTTTTCTTTCCCCGATATTCAGTAGCCATTGCAGAACCAGACATCATCGGGCAAGCAGTTTTGAATATTTGAGCATATCCTTCGGTCTGACTTAGAAAATCATACCAACTATCTGGAGCTCCGGAACCTTCTGGATATGCCGTTCCCACAATTTGTCCACGGGCATTAACTGGAAAAACTACACTTCCGGAGTTAATGGCAGCTTTACTGGTTGCAGTAAGGATAAACAATGGAGTCATAGTAACTTTGGTAAATCCACTACCAGTTGTAGCCGAAGAAACTCTTCCGTAGAATGTTCCAGTGTTAGAACCATTGGTAACATTTTCAATCGCCACTATCTGCCCTTGGACGAAAAATATTGGTGCTTGGGCTTCTGTGGTGGTCTTTCCACGAGAATCATACTTACAAGATACTTGCAGATTAGTAACATTGTTATAAGCTAATGTTGCTCCAGTAGAAACATAGAAGTTTCTCCGTTGCCACTGGTGACGTTGTTCCATCATTTTGAATACAGGGTCGGGAGTTGCAATCTTCCGAAGCCGTGTAAGATAAGAGAAGAAGGGAGATTCCTGCGGTCGCAGTTCTGCAATCTCTCCACTCAGATCGAAAGTCCGACGCAGATTGTCGAGACTTATATTCACAGGAGGAACAGTAGTTTGAGTATAAGTTCCGCCTTGTGAAGTTGTGTAAAAGTTAGTAGCCATTTTTCATTTCTCCTATTTTCAATATTGAGTATTCTTGTTGCTCAGTGCAATTGCTTGACGAATAAGTTCAAGTGTTGGGTCAGTTGCTCCTTCGGACTGAGCGTTATGCACTCCCATTGTGGGTGGTATGCTTTGCGCTCTCTGTCTTTGCAGAAAATCCGGAGAAGGAACATTTGCTCCATAGGGATTGTACTGAGCTCCTGGATTTGGAGGCGGAGAGTACATAGGTCTTGGAACGGTTGGAGCTGGAGTTGTTCCACTTTGCTGTTGCATCTGTGCCTTCTGCAACTGATACAGCTGAAAGAGATTATCAAGCGTCACAGACTTATCGTCCGACATTGTCTGAACAAAGTCCATAGCGGTATTGTAATCTACTCCATAATTGTTCATAACCGTACTAATCACGCTATCCAAAGCTGTCTTCACTTCGTTGGCACTTCTCAATTGTCCAATTTTCGCTTCCTGTTCTCTTTGCAAGGCTTCCAGTCGTTCCTGCTGTTTTGCTTGGAGCCACTCATTTTTCAGTGCATTATACTGATTCATTCTGGTGTTGTAATCAATGAGTGCAGCCATATACTTTGCAGAATCCGAGTTTGGATCACTATATGCTTCCACCTGGCTGAAGTTAAATGGTCTTACAGGTGCAGGCGGTGGATCAGGAAATTCTTCGTCTTCTTCTTGTGTTTGGTTTTGGGTTTGCTGTGAAGCAGTATTAGCAAGTTGCTGCTGAATACTGTTCAGCTGTTGTTTCAATGCTTCATTCTCTTCCTGAAGCTTTTTGTACTGATTCTGGGCTTGATCAAACTGCGACTGCCAATATTGGTAACGAACCTGATCGTTATCCGAGGGCTGCGTAGCATTCTCGTCCTTTTTTTCGGGTGTTCCAAAGGAAGCCGAGTTTGTATCATCTTCCCAAGAGTCATCAATGGGTACTCCGAACATGTCATATTGTGGTTGTAGCATTATTCCTCCTTTTGGGAATTTCGACGAGTTTGTTCTTCCACCATCATTCTTTGTGTTTCCAGGGCAGCGGCATTGCCGGCATTTCTGAGCGTATCATTTAATCTTGCACTGTATAGTTCTTCCGCCTTCCTCTGTTCAAGTGCGGTTTCACGCAACTTCATTCGTTCAGTTGATACAGCTTGATCAAGACGTGAATGGAAAAGTTCTCGTTCTCGAGTTTGAAGGTCTCCTTCAAGCTCTTTGATTTTTTCTTGTGCTTGTTGTAGTGCTTGCTGAAGTTGTTCAATGGTGTCAATACGACTCAGAACTCCTTCAATATCAAATACATCTGTTTTCTTAAGTACTTCTACTCTGTCAATGATTTGGTCTCGATACATGTCTCTATAGAATTCTAACTGAGCATAACGATTGGCTGGAAGTGTAGAACCAGGAATAACCATTAGGTCATACTTTCCTACGCTTACATCGTTCATTACGCTTACCTGTTTTCCATAATCGTCATAGAGACGCTTATTGATAGCGAATTCAGAGAGAGAGTTGTTTGGCTGCAATATCCGAATCATCTTCTCCGCAATGTAGAATTCTTGAACGAAGCTAATAATAACTTTTCCCAGAAGAGTAAGTGCTTGTTCAATAACAGCTTGCTTTACTTTGATTCGTCTCTGCCCAAACTCATCGAGCATCATTATTCCACGATACGTATCTGGTGCCGCCTGAGGACTTCCCATCATGTTCTCAAACAGACCAAGTTCGTGGTCGATATCCTGTTTCGCCATGATCTCATTCTGATAGAGTTCATTGGGCATTGGTAGTGGAGCTACGGGAACGGGCTGACCTTCAGTGAAGTCAAGTTCGATTATTGCTCCGGGTTGAGCCCATTGTTCTTTTAGGGCTTCCACATCAGTTCCTCTTGGAACAAGTACTTTCACGTTTGTGGAAGTGGACGCATGCGCAACAATCAGAGACCGAATCTTGTTGATATATTTCTGCATATCTTTCACCAGCCTGACATCGGACAGAGGGTATGGTGAACCGGTATGCATATTCATCAACGGGATTATCGGATACTCTTCACAATTGAGCAAGCGTCGGTAAAGGGTCTTGTCTCCGGCAACGAAACCCATCTGAATCCGTTGCATAGGCACCTTTACCGCAGTAATCAATCCTTGCTCCGCAAGTTCCAGCATTGTGACTTGCTGAATTTGTGGAGGTTGAGGGGGTTGCATCCCCTGCTCCGCAATGGCTTGTGCATATTCTGGATTTTGCTGAGCAACTTGGATGAGTTGCTGATATTGGGCAAGAGCCTTTTCATACTCTGCCATAAGACGTTCTGCTGCCTGACGAGCAAGAACTTCTTCGGTAGTTATGTTTCCGTTAATAATCCAAACTGGGCGCTGGAGGTATTCTTCAAACTTCTCAGGGGTAAGAGTATACTCTGCCCTGCTCCAGCTTTCGAATACTCGAACCAATTCTACCCAGACCTTGGTATAACGCTCATAACCACGGATGTATTCACCATCGAAGAGATCCGGATTCTCAACTCCGGCAAATACGATAAGATTATCACCCTTATTCCCAGTGTTGATCATATCACTGCGAAAACTGTT